CGATTATACTGCCGCTACTGATAATCTCAATCCTCAACTCTCGAATTTGGCAATGGAAACATTATGCCTCAAACTCGGAATCCCTTGTCAAGATATACCTGTCCTCGTATCCGCCCTAAGTCAACACCTCATTGAAGATCCAGATGTGGAGCAGTTCGATGAAATGCTCGATTATCCCAAGGGGGTTAATCAATACACCTTAGATCGTGCTTCAATGAGACCCCAGATTTGGGGTCAACTTATGGGTAGTCCAATCTCCTTCCCAATATTAAACATCATGAATGCCGCAGCATCACGGTTCGCGGTGGAATTGGGACGTCATGGAGTCACATTGGATGAATATGTGCACTCTGGAGATATTAGGAATAGAGTGAGACTAACACCATTGTCTCTCGAGGACTCTCGGATTGGCTGTAATGGTGATGACATAGGTTTTGTTTGTGATGGAAAGACCTATGAGACGTGGAAAGAGGTTACAAGGAAGTTTGGTCTGGAGTTTTCTGTTGGAAAGAACTATACACACCCAAGTTTGCTTATTCTCAACTCTCAGATGAACACCTGGAAAGATGACCATCTTGTTCCCCTCCCTCATTTATGGTCGGGAGTTTTGTTTTGTGAAAGTAGGGAACGTAATGAAGAGAGTGAGATTTTTAAGCAAGATACCTTCTCGACTTTTGATGCGACAAAGATTGGATGTAATCTTTGGACTCTGGTTAGAATGTTCCCAGAGAAGGCGGAGCACTTAATCAAACGATTTGTAAGTGTAAATCGCAAAACTTTGTCGCACGTACCTGATGGTATGTCCTATTACCTACCGATGTCATTAGGTGGTTTAGGAATGCCTGCTCCCAAGGATGTAGAGGATAGGGTAAGCCCACAACAACTAAAGTTGGCTGCCTATCTACAGACTCGCACTAAGCCTGTCCCTTTAGAGTGGAGAAAAGAACAGTTTCCGCTTTATTGTGAAGGTTATATGCACCGAATGAATAACCTTGCGGTTGACACACTTCCAACTACTCGTGTGTCTGAGTCTGTTGTATTTAAGAGGGAGCGTCAGTATGATGAGCTGGGGGTTGAGGTCCTTGATTTCTGTAAAGACCTTGACTTACCTCCTATCATCGTACGTGACCAGGTTATGGATTATCGAGAGGTAGAGAGGATGGATATGGGTGGTGTAATGGGATGGTTTGAAGGTCCTCTAATTGAAGAGGACGTGTACTGTCAGGAGGGACATGCCTTAAATCAATGGCAGTCCTTATGGAATAAGGCCCAACGAACCTCACTCAAACCCATGAGGTTGGGAAGGGCACTTAGATACCAACAAGGGATGAAAAGGTATCCGGCAG